AACTGGTATGGGTTTATAGGTGGGCAGGAGTTTAGCTGATGAGCGTTTCTCGTAAAGTACAGATGGGCGCAGGCGGCTCGGGTGGAGATCCTTGGACGTTTGATAAAGCAACATTTGTTCCTGGAACAGGCACAAACGGTCAGTACAACTACAATGAGTTTTCTGCAAGAGGTGTTGTATTTAATGACGATGGAACCGAAATGGTTGTTCTTACGAGCGAAACCAACGGATTTAATTATAATGCATACCTTGAATCTTACGCGTTAGGAACTCCGTATGTAGTGAGTTCTGCCACACGGACATATCAACAGGCAGTCGCAACAAACTCAGGGTTTAGATTTGGGCCTCTTCGTGTAAATAACGATGGAACACGGTTTTATTATGGTCAAAGTTCAGGGTCCTTAAGGCCCCTTCAGGTGGAGCTATCGACTGGCTGGGATCTAAGCAGTTTCGTTTCGGAAACTGCTGGGGATAGTCAGCTTCAGAATATTTCCTCATATTTTTTGTTAAACGGAGCGGGCACTACTCTATATATATTCGAGACTACTGGCCAAAATATCAAAGTATTTAATCTAAGTACGGCATGGGATATCACCGCTGTGACGCCTGGCACGGACATCACAAGCATTTCTGGGGAAGGTTTTGGTGGTGTAACATCTACGGGGTTTAGCTCCGATGGTAGTGTTTTATATATCACAGACAGTCAGCTTATCTTCACTGCCGTAGATGTAACAACTCCGTTTGATTTAACAACAATAAACTGGAGCTCTAAAACATCTAACGCAAATTACGGAACAAACATTAATCCTTACTCTTCCAGAAATCAACCACCGGCCGGCGGTTATTTCCGTGTGGCTTCAACTGCGACCACTACACGAATAGTTAACTGCGCAGTGGGTTTTAGCTCCGCTATATCTAATTCTGGGCCAAGTGCAGCGGACGTTGTTAATTTAAACCTTGAAGTTCCGTCAAATGTTTACAATCCCCCCACTGCGACTTTAGGTAATCAAAACGGCAACCCTTGGTACGGTAATCTTTGGTCTAATTTTAGTGCTCAATTTAATGCTGATGGAAGTAACTTGGTGATCGGGCGTCATTATAATGCAAGCAGCGAGTATTTCCAACTTTATAACGAGTCTTTAAGCACAAACTATGACATTAGCTCTAGCGGCTACACTACCAGTAGAACTAACCTTGTTGCTCCTTTAACTAATAATACTCGTTCTCGTTCTTTTCGTTTTACGGAAGACGGGACTAAGTCTGTTTTCTTGGGGGGCGTGTCAGTCAACTATGTGTTTTCGTATTCTACGCCATTCGACCCCTCAAGCGTGACAGCATCCGATTTTTTTCTAACCAGTGGTGCGCGGTTTTCTTGTTTTTACTATGCTTCAGGTGCGATGTTTAATGACACAGAGGATGAACTAACCTTTGCTGTGTCAGATCCGGGTATGCGAACAAACTTACCCGAGTTTTCCTATAATCTGAGTCCAGGCCTTTACACTGTTCCACTAGGAACACCTGGGAATGTAAACACGGCAGATACTTCTGGCATAGGCTTTTACGGGAACGGTGTCACGCTTAATAAAACTGCTGCATTTCAAAACCACGGCTTAGAATTCAACAGTACAGGCAGCGCCTACGCCACTTTCACCGATAGCTATGGATATACTTTTAATGTAGGACTTAACTACGGCGTAGGAGCCAATAGTAATAGTATTACCACTGTGAGTTATTTACCTGTCTTTGGAAGTGAAACTCAGTTACTGTCGAGTACTGTAAGAAGCTCTTCCTTTAACGATGACGGAACCGTAGCGTACTTTTTGGATATAGATAAAAAATGCATTCAATCTTTTGATTTAACTACACCTTATGATCTTAGTGACATAGATAATAATCTCCCCCAGGGCGGACTGCCTGATAATATGTGGTGGCGCAATGACGGTGGAAACAGTGATATTAATTCTTTCACAATGAACCCTTCGGGAACCAAGATATACCGATTGAGAGGTTCATTAGTAGAGGAATATTCCCTATCGACTGCATGGGATTTAAGCACAAGCTCCGCCACAAAGTCGGCTACGCTGACCGTTGCTACGCAGACCATAGGGGCCCCGTATGGTGACATTGCTTGGGGCGATAGTGGTAATTATTTTTATAGAGTAACTCGTGCCACATTCGGCGCTGTTCTTGAACGGTACGCGGCTTCAACTCCGTATGATCTAGGGTCGTGTGGATCGACTCCTGATAAATCTTTCACCTTTGGGCAATTTACTATTGGGCAATTTACTACGCAGAACAAGATGTTCTTTAAGCCAGATGGAACGTCTGTTTATATGTATGCGCTAAGTGCCAACAGCAACGGAGAGTATATTTTTCAATGGGACATGAGTACTGCTTGGGATCCAAGCACAATTGCAAGTACAACAACACCTGACGCCTCAGTGACCTTGAGTTTGGTCAACGATGATTACGCCGCAGGAATCTACTTTAAATCAGATGGATCAGAACTCGTTGTCGCGCAGCAATTGAGATGGTATAAGTTTAATCTAGGCACGAACTGGGATCTTAGCACGGTTGATCAAAATAGTGCTAATGTAGAAACTTACTCAACATATGCGTTACCTATAGGTAGCAGTAACGGGATTAATGGTCTGTACGTTAGCCCAGATGAGACCAAGTTGTTTATTGGTACAACACAAGACTTACTTATAAAAACAGATTTTAGTTCCGCTCTAGACTTTAAAACTCTCTCGCATGATGGCGGTCCATATTGTTGGTACTACGCCGACCCACAAAATGTGGGAGGAGTTGCTACATGGATTGGAACTAACAACAACGAGTTTAGATGGAAACCCGATGGCACATCTATATACATTTATTCTAGCTCCACAACAGGGTCAGTTCCAGTTAGTTACATTGCGACGAGTAGCGATTCGGTTATAAGCCAGTTTAATCTTTCAACAGCGTGGGATCTTACCACTGCGACTTATGCGGGGGGTGCCCCGGTAAATAATAGTCTTCCTGCCTCCTCGATTTATTCGTTCGATATAAGTTCAAACGGAGAATATGTTATTCTATGTTATGAAGGTCTTTACATGGGAACTATGAGTACGCCGTGGGACATTACAACATTGAGTACTGTAACAGAGCAACTCGTGGGCGGTTTGGGCTGGAATGATAGAAGATTTGGAGCTGACGAGCCTGCCGCGGTGCGTTGGCACCCGAATAACGGCTCTGCAATATACACCAAACAAAAGGGTTTGAGTGACAAGATGAATATACAGAAAATGACGCTCACCACCCCTTATGATCCAACAACGGCTGTTGCTGCTGTCGAAGGGACAGCGAAGTTTAAAGAGATATTGCCGACTAACTCTATCTGGGGAAACTGGCCAGGGACCAATACATACCCTTATTACTCGTGTTTTCAGTTTCAAGACAGCGGAAACTACATGTATTTCTTAGAGACACCTGTAGATGATACAGGAGAAAACACAGAGTTCGATCTAAACATACGCGCGTTTAGTCTGTCTACCCCTTACGACGTTACGACAGCCACAGAAATGACTAACTTTCCAATTTCGTTTGCCGCCTCTCCTCCTGGGCCAAACAATTTTACTAACAATCAGGCCGTAGGAAGCGTTGGTTACTTTGACTGGCATCCTGATGGCAGCAAGTTTATTGTTACGAGTGGTTATCTTATAGGGGAGTATAAAGTGTAATGTACGTTTTAGTTGGCGACAATAACACCATAGAAAAGTTTCCGTTTACTGTGCAGGAGCTTCGACGCCGCCACAAAAACGTAAGTTTCCCGGCTCCAATCCCTGAAGAAACCCTCAACTCGTTCGGAGTCTACTCCGTTGTACCCATGTCAAGACCTTCTTATGACCTACTTACGTCAAAAGTGATAACTGGCGCGGTGTATAATGGTGAAGTTTGGGAGCAATCTTATCGTATCATTGATTTGGGAGAAGACCAAGTCAAAGAAAATGTAGCCGCTCGTGCCGCGAATGAATTGGCAGAAACTCAAAACGACGCTATGACTTATCTAGAACAAAACCTCACTGTTCCAGAAGATTTGGTAAACTTTAGAAATTACATGAGGGAAATTGAGTCTCAAGACGGATATCCATACAGTTTGTCGTGGCCTACAAAACCTAGTTGATAGTTCAGGAGCGTGATACATGCCTTTGCAAAAACTTCAGTTCCGCCCCGGAATAAACAAAGAAACCACGTCGTACTCTAACGAGGGCGGATGGTTTAACTGTGACAAGGTTCGTTTCCGGGCAGGGTATCCTGAGAAGATTGGCGGCTGGAGTCGCCTTGGTAACTTTTCGTATTTAGGTTCGGCCCGCTCCTTACACCCTTGGAGTAGTTTAAGTCTAGACAACTACTTGGGGGTCGGAACCAATTCCAAATATTACATTGAGAGCGGTCAAGCGTTTTATGACATAACCCCTATTCGTGAAACGACTGCAGCGGGTGAAGTTACTTTCTCTGCTGCTGCTGGATTTTCTACTTTAACAGTAACGGATGTAAACCATGGGTGTCAGCCTGGAGATTTCGTTACTTTCAGCGGAGCCGTGGGCCTTGGCGGTAACATTACTGCTGATGTTTTAAATCAGGAATATCTTGTAGACACTGTTTCCAACTCCAGCGTTTTCACAGTCCGGGCAAGAACGGCTCAATCTTTATCTCAAATTACAGTTGATGGTCAGTACACCCCTACTCTCGTATTGGCAGACGGCTCCGATACAGGAAACGGCGGCGCGGCTGTCGTAGGAGAGTATCAGATAAACTCAGGGTTGAACACAACTGTTCTAGGAAACGGTTGGAATGCGGGTTCATGGAGTCGTGGAGCATGGAGCAGCGCAGCAACTTTAAGTGTTGCAAGTCTGCTGCGGGTGTGGACCCAAGACAATTTTGGGCAAGACCTCGTGTACAATGTAGAAGACGGCGGTATTTTCTATTGGTCGGCTTCGGCTGCGAGCGCATTGTCTACTCGCGGTGTAGCTTTAAGCGACCTTCCGGGCTCTACGGGGGCACCAACGATTGCTAGGAAGGTAATTGTATCGGATGTTGATAGGCACGTTATTGCTTTTGGTGCTGATCCCGACAATAACATTGGAGTGCAAGACCCGCTTCTTATTAGGTTTTCGGACCAAGAAAACCCCGCGGAATGGACGGTCACGTCTACCAACACCGCGGGCGACCTTCGTTTAGGTTCGGGTTCTAGGATTATTACTGCGGTAGAAACAAGACAGCAAATCTTGGTCTTTACGGACGTTTCTGTTCACGCGATGCAGTACAATGGCCCTCCGTTTACCTTTGGCATTAACATGATTTCTGAGAACACGACTGTTCAAAGCAGTTCTTCCGTGTTGGCGGTTGACGATGCTGTGTATTGGATGGGAAAGAATGAGTTTTACGTCTATGCCGGGGGAATCCAGAAACTACCTTGCTCCGTCCGAGACTACGTTTTCTCGGACTTCAATCAAAATCAATCTGAAAAAGTTTTTGCTGCATCTAATACAGCGTACTCAGAGGTATGGTGGTTTTACCCCTCTTCTGATTCAGAGGATGTGGATCGTTATGTGGTTTACAATTATGTTCAACAGATCTGGTACATAGGAACTTTATCTAGAACTGCTTGGACGGATCGAGGAGTTAACAGCCTGCCTATTGCTGCGAGTAACGATGGGTATTTATACACACACGAGGTGGGATTTGACGACGGAAGCACGAACCCTCCTGGTCCAATTGTTAGTTTTGTAGAGTCCAGCCAATTTGATATCGGAGAAGGAGATCAGTTTGCGTTCGTGCGCAGGCTTATTCCGGACATTACTTTCCGTGATTCTACCGCAGCGGGACCTACGGCGGATTTCACAGTTAAGACTAGAAACTTTCCAGGCGGGGCTTATTTACAGCAGAACGCTTCTGCTGTGGAGAAGACAGCATCTGTTCCTGTTGAGCAGTTCACTCAAGACGCGCACATTAGGCTGCGAGGAAGGTCTGTTGCTATAAAAGTTCAGAGCGATTTAGCTGGAGTTGGATGGAGACTGGGATCTCCAAGACTTGAAATCCGCGCAGATGGAAAAAGATAATGTCTCGTATAAACACGATACCATATTTTCCCAATGCTCCACAGCAGTACGATCAGAAATATTTTGCGGAAGTTGTGCGGGCATTCTCGGTGTATGCCCAGCAAATTCAAAACCCTGGGGAGGGTAGAAACACTTTCACTGTGTTTACAGACCTCCAGACAGACGACTTTGGACTAGAACCTGGATCAGTTTTTCAACAGGGTGGGTTTTTAAAAGTGTCCTTGCTCAACGCTCCGCATGTGCGGGGACTAAGTTCAGGTGTTCAAGCGGGGCAAGTAACGGTGGTGATCTCATGATTGGACAGCACAAAAGAAACGTAGTACAAGTATTGCAACAATTGCCCGAGGTGCAAGTTCAGGAGAAACCTAATGGCCCAACAATCTGAAGCAAACACTAATAAGAGCGATCTGTTCTCCTCGATTGGTGCCCTTGTTGGCATGGTTGCGGGTGGTCCAGGGGGCGCGGCTGTTGGCGGCGGACTCGGTTCGTTGCTGGGCGGCGGAGATATAGAAAGCGCAATTC